CAAAAATACACATTAATAGACACAATTGAATGGACAATAACTAACCAACCGAATTCTTTATTAAAATCATATAATTTACCAACTATATATTAGTAACAGCAGCACTCAAAACACCTTTTGATGTGACAGCATTCTGGCGAGCTAAATCTGTCGATATGAAGGTAGTCGTTAAGGCACCAGAATATTACGGAGGAAGCTTAGTCTGTGGATTCTATCCATCATTTCAATCTTTAGACACAACATCAATTATAACCTCAGTAGACGCAGCAACAATAATTCAATTAGGCGGAAAAAATTTAATAGCAGCAGACGATCAATCAATAGAAACCAAAATTTCATTTAGATTTCCATTCGGTTTTGTAGAAGCTCCTAATGATGTATTAGGACAATTTTGTATATTTGTATTAAACCCATTAAGAACTGGAACAGCAAATCCAAACTCAGTATCAGTAACCGTTTTCGCAGCAATAGACACATCTGAATTCAAAATACCTGAATATGTACCAGCATCTGAATATAAATCATTTAAATTTGACACAGAATATCAAGTCATTAATGACACTAGAATACCATTAACAATCAAATACCAATCAGGTATAAATGACTCAAAAACTCAACAAAATTACATCCCAACAGGACAAGTATCAGTGAATGATCCAATTATGGATATGAAACCAGTTATGTTATGCGCAGGAAAAGGAATAGTCACTGAACCAAAAATAAAACAATTTCAAGACCACCCAACAGATTTTGTACAATTAACTAAACGTTATAAATATTTAAATAGATCAACATGGACGACAATCAAAGCGGACACAAAATATGGCATAGCAATAGACACTCAAGACTGGCTTTCAGCAGCAATTGGAAAATACCAAACTTTTTATGGATTATACAGAGGCTCAATAACATTGAAACTAAGACCCATCATCTCAATTAAAACTACACCAACTGATCAAAATTTTAGAAAACAAGTAAAAATGTTTGCAACATTACAACAATCTCCAACCTTGTTAACCGAGGCACAAAAAACTTATTATTTAGGCGGATTTTTAAATTTTTCATCTGATGAACCACTTTCAATTATGATTCCTTACATGTCACCATTATTTGTATCAACTTTTTATTTAGACCCAACAGCAAAAGCTTTTAGAGAACGTAAATGGCTTCATATATATGTAGATAATTCAAACATCAAAGACGACATCGAATTTGCATTTGACGGTTTTGTTGCAGCAGCTGACGACATGGCTATGGGTGTATTTTTAGGCACTTCTTCTGGATACTTG